TCCCGTCACCTCGGCTATGGTGGCTGCGGTTGCAAAGCCCTCGGCAATGTACAGCGTTGTGGCGTCATCCATGCTGCCGACCAGCCAATACATTGAGCCGGTCTGTCCACCAGGGTGATACAGCTTCCCGCCTTGATGGTCAATGTACTGGATGCTGGAGAGTTCGCCGTCTGAGTTGTACAGCGGCACCATCAGCCTGCCGTCACCCGTGATCCTTGCGCCATGCGTCTTGATGCCCTTGCGTTGCAAGTATGGATGCTCTGGACTTGCTGCCCCTGCCTGCGACCAAATGAGATCGACGGTGTTGGCAGCTACCTCACGCGCCTTTTTCACCTCGGCGTCCCGCTGGGTCTTGGCCTCCGCCAAGCGCCGGGACTGCGCCATTTCCTCCACCGGCGTCAGACTGCGGCCAATGTCTGCCTTCCATGATGATTCAAAGCCAGAGCGCCAGCAGCCAAAGCGACCCGCGGGTACGCCATCAGAAAAAACCACGTACCAACCCGGCTTGTCGTGGCCTTTCTCGCCCTTGGTGCCTGAGTTAAAGCGGTGCAACTTGCCGTCAAGGTGGATGGTGTCCGGTGGCTTTAGCCCTGCGGCCAGCATGGCGTCTTTGAGTTGTATGTCGGGTGCATCAACGTGCTTTTGAGAGGGTGGCGACCAAGGGCCACCGAGGATATTTGAGAGGTCTGCCATTTATTTTTCATCTTTCGTCATAAAGTTGTTGACACTGTAGCACGAACCTATGCTACACTGCAACCACGCTTCGAACTGAGTTACAGACGGAAGCGCAAACTGAAGGAGAGCCAAATGGCTATATCGTTGAAACGTACCGGCGGCCTTGCAGCCAACGGTGTCAAGCTGCTTGTCTACGGGCAAGCAGGGGCTGGCAAGACCAGCCTGATTAAGACTTTACCGCATCCAGTGGTTCTGTCTGCCGAGGGGGGTTTGCTGTCTATCCAAGACGCTGACCTGCCGTATCTTGAAATCACCAGCATGGAAGACTTGCGTGAGGCTTACGCTTGGGTAGCGGATTCAGACCACAAATCAGTGGCGCTGGACTCTATCTCGGAGATTGCAGAAGTTTGTCTGAATCACGAAAAAAAGGTCAACAAAGACCCACGCGCTGCCTATGGCGCAATGCAGGAACAGATGGCCGACATTATTCGGGCCTTCCGTGACCTGCCCGGACGCCATGTCCTGATGACAGCCAAGCTGGAGAAGACTCAGGATGAAATGGGCCGGGTGCTGTATTCGCCTTCCATGCCGGGTATCAAGACGGGACAGGCGTTGCCATACTTTTTCGATGAAGTGTTGGCGCTGCGTGTTGAGAAGGACGCCGAGGGCAATACCCAACGCGCCTTGATGTGCGACTCTGACGGCCTGTGGCTTGCCAAGGATCGGTCAGGCAAGCTGGGTGGCTGGGAAGCGCCTGATCTGGGCGAGATCATTAACAAAATCGGGGGTGCAGCATGAAAATCAAAATCATGGCCCATGTCCATTATCAAAAGTTTGAGTGGGAAGAAGAAGGGCAATACAGAATTGCCTCATTCAAGATGGATGACACCGAAGACCGCACTTATGTCGGTCAACAAGAAGTTGAGTTTGACGCGCCTGAAAACTACGATCCTACCGCTCAAAAGATCGCAGCCTTGCAGGCTCTCAAACAAAAAGCGCAAGATGATTTTGCAAAGTCAATCTACCAAATCAACGAAAAGATCAGCAAACTGCAAGCACTGGAGTGTACAAAATGAGCACCTTATATCAACGCTGGCTCGACGCCAAGAAAGCCGAAGGCATTGCCGTGGCAGAGCGCCGGGAACTGGAAGACCTGATGGTTGAAACCTTTGCCATCCCTAAAGACTTGGATGGCACTGTCAAACACGCTGTCGACGGTTACGTCATCAAGACCGAGGGCCGAATCAACAAGAAAATCGACGCCGACAAGCTGCAAATGCTGGCTGCTGAAGCCGGTCTGAGCGAACACCTGTCCAGCTTGTTTCGCTGGAAACCCGAGATCAATGCAAAGGCTTGGGGTGCGGCTGCTGATGCCGTGACCGGGCCATTGCTTGGTGCCATCACGTCCACCCCTGGACGCCCCACTTTCACAATTACTAAGGACTAATCATGGCTTTCCTCGACGAAGAATTTACCCTCGACACTCTCCCCGTTGGCAACACCGGAAATTTTGAGCCACTGCCCGATGGCTGGTACAACGCGACTATTACGGGCGCTGAGATCAAGGCCACCAAGGCAGGCGACGGCAAGTACATTGCTTGCAAGTACACCATCACCGGCCCGTCGCATCAGGGGCGCGTGGTGTTCGGCAACCTGAACATCAAGAACGCCAGTACCAAGGCCGAGGAAATTGGCAGGCAGCAGTTGGGCGAGATCATGCGAGCCATTGGCCTTGCCAAAGTGACCGACACCGACCAATTGATTGGTGGCAACTTGGGCATCAAGTTGGTGGTTAAGACTGGTGAGTACGCAGGCAACGAGATCAAAGGCTACCGCGCCTTGGGCGGGGTGACACCGGCTGCTGTAGCCCCGTTCAAGCCTATTGGGCCTGCTGCTGGTGCGCCTGCTGCTAAGTCTGCGCCACCTTGGGCAACCCGTAAGTAAGCAAAAAAAGACCCCGCTTTTAACGGCGGGGTCAATATGAGCAACAACAACAGGAGTAACACCGTGCAAATACCAGAACCAGATATTACCATCACCAGCCTGATTGATCAAGCCCATGAAGCCCGGACTGAGAAGCCCCGTGCTCACATGGGTTGCAGTACGCTAGGCCACCACTGTGAACGCTGGCTTTGGTTGTCGTTTCGCTGGGCGGTGGTTGAAAAGTTCCAAGGCAGGATCCTGAGACTGTTTAGGCGTGGATTCAATGAGGAAGCGCAAATCATCAGCGATCTCCGCGCCATTGGCATGAGCGTATCAGGAACCCAGCGCCGAGTGAACTTTGGCAGTCACGTATCGGGCAGCTTGGACGGTATCGGCAAGGGCGTACCTGGTGCGCCTAAGACTGAACACGTACTGGAGTTCAAGACCCACAGTCTCAAGTCGTTCAACGACCTTGAGAAAAATGGCGTGGCAAAGAGTAAGCCCCAGCATTACACCCAGTGTCAGGTTTATATGCACGGCACTGAGTTGAAACGTGCTTTGTATGTGGCAATCTGCAAAGATGATGACCGCATCTACACCGAGCGCCTAGAGTATGACCGCGACCATGCGGTAAAGGCAATTGACAAAGGCCAAAGGCTTGCATTGACTGACCGCCTGCCACCACCTATCAGCACCGACCCGACTTGGTTTGAATGCAAGATGTGTGCAGGCCATGACTTTTGCCACGGCAGCAAGACCACCAAACAAGTCAACTGCCGTACCTGCGCCCACATCACGCCATTGTCTGATTCGACATGGCACTGCGCGAAGTGGGATGCCATCGTACCGACTGACGCGCAGCTTACAGGCTGCGAGAGCCATGTAATCCATCCTGATCTGGTGCCGTGGAAGCGCATTGAGGGTCTTGATTGGGTTGCTATTTATGAGATCGACGGGCAAGGCATTGCCAATGGTGAGCCGGGTGAGGGGGTGTACGGGTCAAAGGAACTGCTTGCCAATGCTGCGGCTTGTGCTAGTGGTGATCCGTTGATTGCTGAAGTAAGGGCTAAGTGGGATGGGAGGGTAGTGGGGTGATTGCACGTTGTTGGTATATAATATACATATCAACAAGGAGTAATTATGAAACTTTTACAAATGTCAGGATTGCGTTTTAACCGTTTGGTGGTTTTGTTTAAAGATGAAACAAATAAAGGCAAAAGAATTAAGTGGACTTGTCAATGCGATTGCGGAAAAAAAGTTAATGTTGACGGTTCAAAACTAAGAAATGGCGAAACCAAATCATGTGGTTGTTTTCAGAAAGAAAACCAATCAATCAGAATTGCTAAATCAAATTTGACTCATGGTCATAACAAAAAAGGAAATCAATCTAAAACTCACAAATCTTGGACGGCAATGATTCAAAGATGCAGAAATCCTAATTACACAGATTACATGAGATATGGTGGAAGAGGCATTACGGTTTGTGAAAGATGGAAATTATTTGAAAACTTTTTGATGGACATGGGGGAAAGGCCAGATGAAAAATCAATTGACAGGATTGATGTAAATGGAAATTACGAACCATCAAATTGCCGATGGGCAACAAGATCAGAACAACAAAGAAACAGAAGAGATAACTTTGAAAAATGGAAAAAAATTCAATCAATTTAAGACCTTATCAAACCCGCACCATTGACCAGCTTTACGCCTGGTTTGAAGCAGGCAACACCGGCAACCCATGTTTGGTGCTGCCTACGGGGTCAGGCAAGTCTCACATCATTGCGGCACTTTGCAAGGACGCGCTGCAATCCTGGCCTGAGACTCGCATTCTTATGCTTACCCATGTCCGGGAATTGATTGAGCAGAACGCCGACAAGATGCGCCAGCACTGGCCGAATGCGCCGATGGGTATCTATAGCGCCGGGCTGCGTCAAAAGGAATTGGGCGAACCGATAACCTTTGCAGGCATCCAGTCGGTGCGAACCAAGGCCAAGGAAATAGGCCACGTTGACCTGGTTATCATAGACGAGGCTCACCTGGTGAGCCACAAGGACGAAGGCGGCTATCGGACACTTCTATCGGACATCTATCGGACAAACCCAAATGTGAGGGTGATAGGATTAACCGCCAGCCCGTACCGCTTGGGCCACGGTTACATCACTGACAAGCCAGCCATATTCGACGCGCTGATTCAACCCACCAGCATTGAGGAACTGATCCACAAAGGATTTCTATCAACCCTGCGATCCAAATTGACCGCCACTAAGCTGGAAGTGGACGGGGTGAAAAAGCGTGGTGGAGAGTACATCGAAAGCGAATTACAGGCAGCGGTTGATACGACCGACAAAAACCGAAAGGTGGCCGCTGAGATCGTTCGTTTGGGGTTTGAGCGCAAATCTTGGCTAGTGTTTTGCGCCGGGGTGGCCCATGCCCAGCATATTGCCGAGGCGCTACAAGATGAGGGCATCACCACCGAATGCGTGACCGGCGAGACGCCATCAAATGAGCGTGACCGGATACTGCGAGACTTCAAGGCAGGGCGAATTACAGCCCTAACTAATGCCAATGTATTGACCACAGGATTTGATGCGCCTGGGATCGATCTGGTGGCTATGCTGCGCCCTACTATGTCACCGGGCCTATATGTGCAAATGGCAGGGCGTGGCCTGCGGATAGCACCGGGTAAGACGGACTGCCTGGTGCTGGACTTTGCTGGAGTGGTCGAGCAGCATGGGCCAATAACAGCCGTTAGGCCACCACCAAAAAAGGGCGACAAGCAGGGCGAAGCGCCGGTTAAGGTTTGCGATCACTGTCAGGAAATCTGCGCCTTATCGGTGAGGGTCTGCCCGGCTTGTGGTGAGGCATTCCCTGAACCCGAGCGCCCCGCGCTGCGCCTGCATAACTTGGACATTATGGGGCAGGACGGTACTGACTTGGAAGTCAATAGCTGGACATGGCGAAAGCATATAAGCCGAGCCAGTGGCCGGGAGATGTTGAGCGTGACGTACTACGGCGGACTGTCAGACCCGCCAGTGACTGAGTATCTGGCAGTGACGCACGACGGGTACGCAGGCGAAAAGTCGCGCAGGCTACTTGCCGACATTGCCCACCGAGCAGGCGTGACGCTGGACTATGGAGCCACCGACCTGCACCAGATGGCGCAACAGATCACCGAGGGCAGGTCACCGGCACAAATTGAGTTTAAGAGAGAAGGCCGTTTTTTTACCGTACTAAAGAGGACATGGAACTAATGAATACCCGTCACCCAGAACCCGCCATCGTTACACATTACCGCGCCACCTTGAAGGCCGAGCCACCGAGGGTCTGCCATACCTGTGACCACTACACGCCCGACGGCATATGCGCCGAGTTTGGCGAGGCACCGCCAGTAGAGTTTGCATCCGAGCCTGGGGGCTGCGCCTTGTGGGTTTGGGAGGTGCCATTCTGATGGAGTCCGAACATTTACAGCAGGTTAGGCTTGTGTCTTGGTTTCGCAGGACTTACCCCGGCGTGAGAATATTTGCAATACCGAATGGGGGCCATCGTGGGGCCAGCCAAGGGGCTACGTTGAAGGCGGAGGGGGTTAGCCCTGGGGTGCCCGACCTTTTCGTGCCAGCGTGGCTGCTATGGGTGGAACTCAAGCGTGAGACGGGCGGCGTGGTGTCACCAGTACAAAAGGACTGGATCGCGTACCTAGAGGGTATCGGTCACAAGGTTATCGTGGGGCATGGCTTTGAGAATGCGAAACGGCAGATTGAGGACGTAAAAAAGCCCCTTTGAAGGGGCTTGTATCGTTTCAGGTATCGTTACAGGTTTAACAGTAGCGCCAGCAGGGCGGCAAATAGGGCGGCTAAGAGCATGGTTCACCCTCCCACCGGGTGCCGAGCCAATCTACTGAGTCATACGGTTCGTAATACAGGTACTCCATTGCTTCCTGGCTGCACCAAGCGTACAGGTGCATCAGGTGGTGGATTTTGTCGGTGATATCGTGGTCTAGCATTCCCCTGCCCCTTTGCAGTTATAGCAAGTGGTGCCCTCATGTTGGCCCTCTCCCGAGCCATTGCATGCAGGGCATATGCCGGGCTCTACATCATCAGGGCCATCATCGGCCATAAGGCGGTCGTAATCCTTATCGTCGTCGTAGGTCATACAGTCACCTCATTGGTATTAAGCACCTGTTTGCCCACAATATCGGACATGTGGAATTGCTCCACAGTGCAGGGATACCCTCCATTGTGCATACCCTGCGCCATGTCAAAAGCCAGTTTTTCGGCACGTTTACGGTCTGACGGGTTTGTAATCTCATAAGCAAATACCCGAATTTGCTTATTGGTTTTTTGGTCAAATACAGAATAGCAACTCATGGTTTCATGCTCCAAAAATATTTAACACGTTCCACAATTTGGACACCTAGAATAGTCCCCATCGTATAGCGGTATCCATTGGCTGTATGGCGTTGTATCTCCGCACATACAAGCATTAACGTTCACGCAATGAACATGCGGTACTGAATCCAGCTTTTCAATTATTCCTGGATCAGTCTCTGCTAATGTAGGATGACAAATATTGCTTGGGCCTGTAGAGGGTATTTCATGCCATACACCGCTAAATTTAGTCCACAAATGATCGCCATATTTTGCTATGAACGCTGGGCTATTTACATACTGTGGCTGTACGTCATAAATGGCATCATCACCTGATGCAAGGGTTATTTTTGCAAATGTCATGGTTTCATACTCCAAAAATAGTAAGCAAAGGGAAGACCCCATACGGCCGCGCCGATTAGGCCTTGGACTAGGGTCCAGAGTAGTTTTTTCATATCACTCCTAAAATGATAGCTAGAAACCCTTACACTGTAAGGGCTTGAGGGTTATTTGATCAATAAGTCATCGTGGGTTTGCTGGGCAGATCGTCAATGGTGCCCCTGATCGGCATTACATAGGCAACTGTCTTGCCTTCATGGTCCAAAGTGGCAAAACCTACACCAGTTCCACCTGGGCGAACTTGGACTGAGAATTTGCGCTCACTAATCAGATCAGCAGCATCGGCAACTCGGACCAAGTAATGAGGATTAAAAAACACTTGCTGCGGGTATGGTGCATCGTCATACTTTGCAACCCTACGCCAGTCGGGAAAAATACCGTCCATTTCGGGCACTATGGCAATTTCACCTTTGAGTGATTCGAGCGTTACCTGACGTTTGACGCGAGTATTGTTGTCATACTTACCTGAAAAACTAGCAGGCAGGGTTAACTTGATACCAACGCGCCTATTTGCCTTAATCATGCTGGCAAGTGGCACCAGTGGCATGATAAGTTGACCAGCAGGCCGAGCCACATTGTCAATCTGATGCACTGCCATAGCATGGCCGCAAGTCGCCACTAAAAACGACCCTGCGGGTCCGGTATCAATGCATACGCCCATTAGATAATGCCGGATATCTTTCTTGGCCGCGAACATGGCAATGGCTGCAAGATGGCCGGGCATAATCATCAGATCATTGTCAATGGTGGCTGTAGTGGTTTCAATAGCGGTAGCGTGTTCCATGATTGTCCTTAGGTTAATTGGCATAATTGCCACAATGCCCTGGCTCGCAGGGCATTAGGTTAATTACGCTCCGGCTTTCAGAATCTTGTCAGCAGCACCAAATATGCGTTGGGCTGATTTATCCGATATCTCAGCACCATCTAACCAATTTTGAATATATCCCCTTGATTCAATCAGTCCTGGCAGATCAAGCACAGAGCACAATATATAAGCCACCGATTCGGCTTCGACTTCGCGTATGTCTTTAGGGGTTCTATCGTCATCTGACATGGTGCTTTCAAGGGTATGGCCCAGAACAACATGGGCTAACTCATGGAACCGGGTTTTATGTGGCAGTGCTGCTACCGGGTTAATA